GCCGAAATCACTATCTTCATGATCCGCAGAACTGGATGCTTCGATGGTAATTTTACGGACGCCGCCGATCGCTTTCTTGATGTCCAGCACTTCTCCGTCAGCGGTGAAAGCCATCAGGAATTCAGACCAGTCTTCGAGCCACTCGGCCAGATCCTTCTGTGAGTTTTTATCGCCATTGATGTTCAGCAAAGCCTGGAATGGCGCAGTGCGTTTCAGTTTCAAAACTGCGATGTTATCTGCGTGACCTGGTGCAGTCAGAGTGCCAAGGTTAAACACAGTCACCGCTGCCATGTTGTCAGCATTAATGAAGCTGCGGACGCCTTCGCCTGCGTAATCTTTGCAGTAGCGGGAGAAATCCTGAATGCTGGCGGTTTCCATTTTCCCGCGGAAGCGGAACCGGCCATCTTGCAGGTTTTCAAGCGAATGAATACGGACAGATTCAGGCAAAGCAACAGCAGGGCAGTCTGCTGAAGACAGGCGTTCTTCCAGCAGATTAGAAAGGGACATATCCCGGACTTCTTTGATTGCTGATGCGTCTAAAACTTGAGACATAACAATCTCCTTTTATCGGATGGTTAAACGATGCTTATCGCGCGTCACGGAGTTTGCCGTCAGGATCTCCGGCGATGGTGAACAATTGGCCCTGATCTTCCTGCATGATGGTCAGCTTGCCGCCTTTGCCCACGTACATAGGGGTTTCGGTAGTGTCTTCTTCCGACGTTTTTCCGCGAGGCGTAGGTGCTGAGAACTTCAATTTGTGAGCCAGCATCACGCGTTTTTCTTCCATCGAATTACTGATTCGGGAAACATCAATCTCGATGGACACTTTGCCTTTACCACCGTTATTCAGAACACCCAGAGCGGCAGTATTCAGCGCGGCGGCGATTTTGTTTTCGAAAATACCGGCGTCCAATTCGGAGAGAAACTCCGGGACGTTGGTCATACGACTTTCAGCCATTTTCATGCCCTCATTATCGCGGCGCACACCGCGGGAAATTACTCACACACATAGACAAGGGCAGCCGGTAATGCACAGGGCGTGCTGGGTGGGGCCAGCGAACCCTTGTCTATGCCTGCGAAAAAATTGGCGGTGGTCATGATCAGAACATTATCTTCGCTCCCCCTGATGTTGGATGGTTGAAGAGTCATGCCACCGCCGAATACAGCTACACACAGCAATTATCGAGGTTCCACGTCGATCTGATTGGGCGGCGGGAGTCGAACCCGCAATCGGGTAGGGAACCCGACCATCACCTGATGCTGGCCACAACGGAGAGAGCGCTATCTGGACTGTAGGATGTTGAAAGCTTTGCCAGCTTGCTCACCGTCAGTGCTCTTTACGTTATGCACTCATTCAAGAATCTAAACGTCTGCTATACTTATCATTGGAATAAGAAAATTCTTAATAATCTGATTAAGATCATCACTTATCCATGAGTTAAAAATGCCCGATATAAAACTTATCTGCGAAAAATGTAATTCTGAGAGATTCAATGTCACTTCTGACGTCGTATTCTCTGAGACTATCTCCTCCATCGTATGTGCAGTGTGTAAGCATCCAGTTAACGTTCATGAAGTTGTAACCTTCCGCGAAATTCCATATCTGACGCTAGTCCCTGACTTACAGAACAACTAATCCCTAAACATCGGCAAGAACACTTTTCAACTGTGGTCATGAGTGACTTCGGTTGATGAGCTCCTCAACCCAAGTGTTCTTGCCGTTGTATGCCTGGTCACTTCTCCACCTCAGGCGGCGGTGTTATCTTGGTAGTTCTCACACAGCCAAGAAGGAAATGAAGGTGGAAAACGCTTCGACTAATTTAGTCACTTTAGCCCGTAGGATTGAAGCTCTTGAGAACGCATTCACGGTAGCGCTTCATTCCGTTTCAACCGCCTTACCCACAGTAAAAAGCGACGTCATTGAAAATCTAAATCGTCATGCTCAAGCTTATAAAGGTAAGGATCCTGCCGTTGCCTCGGCAACCAAGTTGCTTATTAACCGAATTGAAGCTTTCAATCCGAAGATAAGAGATTAATTTTGGTAATCTCGCCGCCTTCCAAAAAGGCGGCCACTTGGTGTGCATGCTTTTGCAAGATTTCAGAAACAGTTTCTTCAATTAACTCTTCATTCGAAGACCCCAAACCAATAATTTTCGGTTCTTGCTTATCCATCCTGATACCTCATCAAGCTGCTTCGCTCTTGCCGTTGTACTGCCGATGGGGAAAAGATAAAACATAGTTGCGAATCACGCAAGTATTAAATTGCACATTACGCAATGTTACGGGCGAAAAAAAACCGCCCATGATAGGCGGTTCGTTTTACAAAGATGTGTTAACCATGTCGTTTATATGCTTGAGACTGGCTTATCATAACCTTGCCAAATACATAGAAACGATGTTGATTAGATTCATCTACGGCCCATTCTCTATATTTAGTATTGTCAGAGATCACCAAGATTTTATCAGGAATCATCTGCAATCTTTTGACGTAAATTTTATCGTCAAATCCAAAGACATAAATCCCATCACCATCAAAGTCTGTCACCGAAACATCGACAAAGATCAGGTCTCCCGGCTCAATAGTGTCAGCCATGCTATCGCCGCGCACATTGATTACTTTCACTGTTTCGGGAGGCCTGCTACCGAACATAGCTATAGCCCGTTCGTTGTTATACTCAATGGATCTGATCACATCAATCACATCACTTCCCTGAATAAATCCACCGCCCGCACTAGCGCTTATATCAAGTATCTCAACTCTGAACACGGCTGTTTCCTCCTGAACAACAGGATTATTTTTACTGTATTCATATACAGTATTACTGTTTTCAGCCGCAGTAAAGAGCTCGGCAACTCCAATGCCTAAAGCTTCAGCAAATTTACTAAGTGATTGTTCAGTAAATGACTTTTGCTTACCGGTTTCCAGGCGTGAGATGTTCGCGCCATCAATTCCAACAGCGTCAGCCAGGTCTGAAATTTTCATTCCCTTCGCTAAGCGAAGTTCTCTTATACGTTTTCCTATGTTCATGCGCCCATTACAAGTTGTTTTTGCGTCATATGCAAAGCGACTTGCGCAATTCGTAACTACCCTTTAATATGCGAATTGCGCAATTATAGGGGGTTTTATGCAATCACCATTACGAATCTTGCGTATATCGCAAGGTCATACTCTTTCACATGTAGCTAAGCTGATTGAAATCGACCCTGCTAATTTAAGCCGGATCGAAAGAGGCCAGCAAATGGCGTCTCTAGAAGTGGCTGAAAGGTTGGTCAAATTTTATCAAGACCAGATTAACGAGCTTCAAATTTTATATCCCCATCGCTACCCAGACTTTGTTTCATCTGGAAAGACTATCACCGCTCGCGCATAGCCATAACTACAAAAGGGAAAACAACATGGTAGATCTGAAATCAGTAGTTAAAACGATGTGCAAAGCCTATCCCGGCGGTCGGTCTGCTATGGCTGGCGCGTTGGGCATGACTGAAACGCAGTTCAACAACAATCTTTACGAAAAGAACGGCTGCCGGTTCTTCGAAATTGCCGAGCTGGAAGCGATGGAAGACATCAGTGGTACTAATCACCTGGCGGATTACTTCGCCCAGCGGCGCGGTGGCTTTTTCGTTGAAATCCCAAATCGCGATGAGCTGGACCACGTTGACCTGTTTATTAAGGGCGTAAAGGTGGCTGCAAAGAGCGGGAAGGTGGATCAGCAAATCAACACGTCTATTGCAGATGACGGCGTGATTGATCAGAACGAGAAGGCCGAGATCATGGCGCTGCATTTCAAGCATTTATCTGCGCGCGATGAGTATGTGAAGTCAGTTGTGGCTTTGCATGAAAGGGTTGACGCCTCAGGAGTGCAGTCCCGAGGCGTCGGCGATTTAACTAAACGTGTGGAGTAATTAAACGCATGAACAGTTTACTCATAAAAGCTGGCATCCCGCAAATGCGCTGTAAAGCGACTGGCGGCAACAAACAAGCTTTGTCGTACGAAGTGATGGTATCGGGCCACTGGGTACCGTGCAACTACCAGATCGTCCGGTGGTGGGTAGGTTACGTCAGGGTGAGAAGCCGGAAGGTGACTGCATGTCTGAAGAAATCCAAACGCTGGACAGGCACTACAAGGACTGGCGGGGCGTTGTGGTACACGTCGTGGGCTTCGACAGAGCAGGGGATCGCGTCATCTTCATGCGTGCCGGTTACCCGCATGAGTGCGCCCAGCCGGTTGAGTTATTCCGATCGCGGTTTGAGAGGGTGATGACCGATGAGCAATAAACTTCAGGGGCTGGTTTGGGATGCATGCGCGCCGGCTGGCTTATCTATTTCGCAGGTGGCAATCATGTCTCGGCTTGCTGATTACAGCAACGACGACGGTATTAGTTGGCCTTCGATCCCGCGTATTGCCCGTCAGGTAGGCGCCAAAAGTCCGAACACAGTTCGCAGTGCATTGAAGGTTCTCGAGGCTGGCGGCTGGCTAAAAGTGCAGGAACGTAAAACCAAAGGGCGCAACACAAGCAATATTTACCGCCTAAACGTGGGAAAGCTGATTCAGGCAGCAGCAGAAGCAAATTCCAATGATACCCCTTCAAATTTTGAAGCATCAGATTCTGAGGTATCAAAAATTGAAGCCTCAAAATCTGAGGGTTCAAATAACAACGCGGTAACTGCAATTAGCCCTTCAAATTTTGAAGCCGATCCACAAGTAACTACAACACCTGATCCACAAGGTAATAAAACCCTTAGTCCGGCCGCTTCGCAGCCAGACGACGACACTGATGAAAATTTTCTGTCTCTTCATCCCGAAGCGGTGGTGTTCAATGCCAAAAAACGCAAGTGGGGCAGCGCTGATGACCTGACCGCAGCCGAATGGATTTGGGGAAAAATCATCCGCATGTACGAACAGGCTGCTGAATGCGACGGCGAGATTGCCCGACCGAAAGAACCGGACATGACGCTTTGGGCAAATGAAGTCCGCCTGATGTGTACTGCCGACGGGCGCACCCATAAACAAATCTGCGAACTGTTTGGCCGCGCTAACCGCGACACTTTCTGGTGCAAGAACATCCTGAGCCCGTCGAAACTCCGTGAGAAGTGGGATTACCTGACACTCAAACTTAGCGCTACCGTCCCAGCTGACGCCTCTGCTGGCGGGCACTGGAACAGCGCCGAAGCATGGGAGAACACCCTGTGAACAAAATGATGATGGCAATTCAAAATCGGGATGCCGGTGTACTTGCGCAGTTGATGTCCGAAGATAAACCTCAGCGCGTCGTGAACCCTGATGCCGAGAAGATGGTCGATACGTTGTTCGCCAACCTGATGCTGATTTTCCCTGCTGCCCGCCAGACCGCACTCAACAGTTCGGTGGACATCGCAGCTGCGAAACGGCAATGGATCCTGGCATTTGCGGAAAACGGCGTGACTTCGCTGGAACAGGTGAAAGCCGGTATGCGCATCGCCCGCCAGCAGGAAACGGACTTCTGGCCGAGTTGCGGCAAGTTCATTGGATGGTGTAAGTCCGGAGCCGCAGAGAGCGCTGGCCTGCCGTCAGTGGATGATGTGATGGATGAATTTAACCGCTATAGCGCCAGGCGCGGTGACTATAACTCACCAGCGGACTACCCTTGGCCAGCGCCGATCATGTACTGGATTGTGACCGACGTTCGCCGAATCATGCTGCAGAACAACTATACGGAAGGTGAAGTGAGAAAATCGGTACAACATCAACTGAATACATGGGCGAACCGCTTAGCTAAAGGCGAAAAAATACCGGCCCCCGTAACTCAGTTGGCAGCGCCAAGTAAACCATTGGGACAGACTCCAGCACAGCTGATGTATGCCGAGTATCAACGTAAGAAGCGGGAGGGATGGTTATGAGATCTTATTCCCTGGCGCTTTCTCAACAAAAAGAGAAAGAAACGCACTTCTTAAAGGATGTTGGGGATCAGTGGCGGACGCCTGATGCTCTTTTCTGGGGAATCAATGCCATGTTCGGCCCCATGATTCTCGATCTGTTCACTGATGGCGAGAATACTAAGTGTCCGCATTTTTACACTGTCGAAGACAATGCCTTGAGTAAGGACTGGTCTGCTCATCTGAAGGAGCTTAACGGTGCAGCCTTTGGCAATCCGCCGTATTCCCGCGCACGGCGGCGTGAAGGGCAACAGATCACTGGTATGAGTCATATTCTCAATCATACTTTCAAGATGCGTGAAAAGGGTGGCCGATATGTATTTCTTATAAAAGCGGCTACGTCAGAGGTCTGGTGGCCAGAGAAAGCTGATCACATAGCCTTCATCCGTGGGCGTATAGGATTTGAACTACCTGCGTGGTTTGTCCCTGCCAATGATAGACAGATACCTTCCGGGGCGTTTTTTGCTGGTGCCATAGCAGTGTTTGATAAGAAATGGCGAGGACCAGCCTTCAGCTATATCGACCGTGAAGAATTGCTAAGGCAAGGTGCGCTATTCCAAAGCCACATTCATACCAAGCCCTACAAACTGCAGTCACCAACCAAACCCCAAAATGCCCGAGAAATCATTCCAGTGCTGGAAACAGCCAACCGGGGCTGGTCAGAAGAGGTTGACCGGCTTTTTGATAAGTTATCAATGGCATCTGAACTTAATCTTCAGCTCCAGTACAAGTTGCGGCTATACATCAATCGCCTTAAAAACGACGGTTTCAAATCTACAGAGATTCTCAGTACAGCTCAAATACTGGCCCGTAAAATGGGAGCAACAGTATGAATGAACTTCAGCAAATCTGGCTCGATGCTTACCGTGGTTACTTGAAAGCCGCATCAGCAACTGGCGAGCATTGCCCGTCTGATTACGACAGCGCGCGGGAACATGCTGATGCTGTGCTGAACAGCCTGTTTAAGGCTGGGGAGAGGGCTGAATGAGAGCGCTCTTAAAGCCATATCCACAGAGGGATTTGGGGATTGTGCTATTGCGGCCGCCAGGTGACATGTTGCAGCACTTCAGCGGCAAACGCCTGCTAATAACCGATGAACCGGCGGATCTGCGCGGGGCGGCGGACGGTTTGGTACCGGTGGAGGCTCAGCCACTATCGCGAGATCCGCGCCTGTCTGGATTTCTGGCCTCAGAGCGGGTTATCAACCTGGTCGGCGGGTGGGGTGCGCTGACGTTGTGGGTTAAGCGTAACCGAGGCTGCCAGTGCACTGATTTTGGTGGCCAATACCATCACCATGAACTGGTGCAGTCTCGCCGTGTGCGTGGTGTTGTGTCTCTGTGTTGGACCCATGACAACGAATATCACGGGAAAGAATCGGTAAAACTCGATGCCGCAGCACTGTCGAATACCACTGAATTTGTGACTGAGGCTATCCGAGAGCTTTCTCGATTGTCAGCCGGACATCAACTGACCCTGCCGGAACTTTGCTGGTGGGCAACGAGTAAGGGGCTGGCGGCGCAACTGCCGGAGGAAATCATATGCGAAGCGCTTGGCATGAAATACCAACCTCCGGGCACGCAGTTGAAAGAATCCGACATTAACCCCAGCGAACAAGAGCCTCGGGAAGTGATGGCGAGCAACATCAAACCGGTGCTGGCGCTGGCCGTTGATCCGGAAACTCCGGAATCTTTCATGCTTCGCCCGAAGCGCCGCCGGTACGAAAACACGAAATACACTCAATGGGTAAAGCGCCAGCCGTGCTGTGCCTGCGGTAACGGGTCCGATGATCCGCACCACATCACCGGCAATGGATTTGGTGGAACGGCAACAAAAGCGCATGACTTGTTCGTGATCCCGCTGTGCAGATGGTGTCACGACTCACTTCATGCGGATACCCAGGCTTGGGAATCAGAACACGGTACTCAGGAATTTCTGGTTCTGAAGACATTAGACCGCGCGCTGGCGATGGGTGTTATCGCAACCGGCAAAGCAAAATAAGTGTGGAGTCAGCATGAACCTTGAAGCGATTTTGAAACATTTTTCCCCGAAAGGCCTATTGATCAGCGACAGTTCCCACGCGACGGCCAGCGACGCACTGAACATCACAGATATCATGGCAGCGCTGGGGATGACACAAAGTGGCGCGGAATTCGGCCTGCGCCTGTTCCTGGCAAAAGCCGGTATCAGTCAGCAGGATAGAACGATAGCGGTCGGCATGCTGACGCAGTACGCCAAACAGCACGCACCGAAGCATATCGGCAAAGTCGCAGGGAGGCGCATGGCTGAATGCCTATGCATTATGGCACAGATGGCGTTTGAAGATTATGCGCGGTCGGCGGCGGCCACTTCTGATTGTCCGTGCTGCTCAGGCACCGGCTTCTTTAGAGAGAAGAGAACCTTCAGAAATCAGCAGGCAATCGACCGCCGTGAATATCTTGATGCACTACCGGGCAATTTAGGCCTGCTTTACCGCAATGAAATGAAGTCCAAAACGGAAGGCGAAGAGATAGTTGATGTCATTTGCCAGCAGTGCAAAGGGAAGGGAACCATCTCACATCGTTGCCGCTGTAATGGCACCGGCCGCGTGCGTGACCTGGAGAAATCAAAACTTCTCGGCGTTCCGGTCGATAAGACTTGTGATCGGTGCGCGGGCAGGGGATTCAAACGGACACCCGGCACAACGGCCTACAGAGCTATTACGGCGTTGCTGCCTGACCTGCATGAAAGAACATGGAATCGTAACTGGCGGCCACTGTATGAGTCGCTTGTGACAAAATGTGAGCAGGAAGAGAGTCACGCAGACTTAGTTTTTCAAAAAATCACCAGCAAATGAGTTTTGTAATTACCGCATAACTAATGGCAATTTTGTCCGTTACATATCTTACATCCAGCAGGCTACGAAGATTCAGTAAACAGTTTAGGCGTTGGGATCCCGGCGCCAAATTTACCTAACTCCAGCACATCATAAATCACCCTAAATAATTCTGGACACATTGCATATTCATCAAATTTGAGTAATCTTACCGATATGGTAATGAAGGTTATGTCAATAAGGAGGGTCATCATGCTGCGTTCAACTAAGAAATATCTGCGCGTTGCCGGTAGTGTTCTCAACATTATGCCATCCACCAACTACTTAAAAGTTGTTGGTCGTAAATCTGACGCTGAAAACATTGCCTCTGACTTCATCGCAGTTGGTAATGACATTAGAGTGAGTATCGATGGTTATGGAAACGAATCAGGAAGACGAGACTCGAAACTCTCAACTGCAAGACGCTGAGGAAGCAGAAGCAGAAGCAGAGGCCACTCAGTTAGTTAGCAAAATTGAGTCAGAGTTGATAGAAAACCCTATCCTTGTAGAGCGTCTTCTAGACCGCCCAAAGGTAATGGCGATAGTTAGCCGAACAGCTTTCCGTGGCCCGCTTCCTCCGCCTGCCATGTTAAAGGAATATAGAGATATTATTCCAAATGGCGCGGAGCGTATAATGGCTATGAGTGAGAGAGAACAGGAGCACCGGCATACTGTAACAAAAACAGCTGTAGGCGGGGCAGTTCTGAAGGATAAACGTGGTCAATGGATGGCTTACTCCATAACGTTAATCATACTTGCCATAGCAACGATGTTTGCTTGGAAAGGTCAAACTGTTTTTGCTGGAACATTGATAACAGTAGACCTCATCGGCCTTGCATCTGTTTTCGCTATAGGTAGGATCACAAAAAACAATTCAGATGACGAAGCCCCGTAAGGGGCTTTTTTGTATCTGTCGATATCTCACTTCAGCTGATTATTCACTGGTAAAGTTTAACTTAAGAGAATATTTTTGATGAGCTACATTTGTGGCCATAACTACACACAGGTATTACATGAGAAAAATATTCGCAATGCTTCTGGTAACCCTTTCTCTCGGCACTTGCGTTCAGGCTTTTGCTGGCAGCTGTCAGCATGATAACGATACTGCATCAGATGGTTCACGATGCGGTGCAAGATCAGAGGACTCTCGCCCTGGTGGCAAAGGTGTCCGCTGATAGGCAGCCCAAACATAGAAATATGAATAACGCCTTCTTAAACTAAGATTCGTTCTTTTTACGCCATTTCAGCCTCAACTCTTGCATTTTGTCCGAACTTGGCGTAGTTTAATCAAATCATGGGCGTTTATTTAGATGAGCGCTAAGAAGAATCAAAAGAAACCCCGCTTTGGCGGGGTTTTTTGCTTTCTGATGCTACTTTGTAATTTTAATATAAAGAAATCCTCGGTATGGTCGATGTGCATTTTACTAATCATATTTTGGGATGTAGTAATGAAAAAAATCTTCATACCAGTATTTTTTATGCTCAGTGGATGCACTAGTTCAGCTTATGAGAGTGGTTGGAACGGGAAAATCTCAGGAGAAGTGTTTCATGAATGTGCATTATCTTCATGGGCTCCCGGTTTTTATTTCAACGAAAACGTTGACCGTCTCGTTCCTTTAGGACTACTTACGCAAGATGAAGCCACTAGAGCAAAACGACATGATGTTAGAGTTGGAGATAAGGAGTGTTTAGCTTATGCTGCGTATGGTTTTAACCCGTCAAAGTATCAATTCTCAAGTAACACGAAAAAACTTTTGCTCAGCCGATCTGTAGAATATCGTTGCGAGAAGTCCCCAATTCCGTGCCCCGGTAAATTAATCACTATCGTAGACGGTAGGGTGTCTGATATTGAAGACATTAACGTTAAAGAAGCGACAAACTAATTTTACAAATTTATTATTTCTCTGCATCAAATGAGCCCGCCTTGTGCGGGTTTTTGTGTATCAGCAGCATTGAAAGATGCACCAGCAAAGGGAAAGGCGTCAGCCGACGCAGCAGTAATGATGCTGCCCCGAGTCCCAGGGAGCCAGATGCAGGTCTGAACTGCAATATGAGTTTGTTAGGGTTACGTAAAGAAAAAGGCACACCGGTAAAGCAGCGCGCCAGCCATACGCGCACCGGTTATCAGCGGCGAGGAGCGACAGAATACTCAAAGGCATGAGCGCGGCCACTCCGAGAGTGTGGATCTGCATCATCCTCAGTTTGCTAAATGCCTGCTATCTTATGTAAAACATCACATGAGACCATTGGCATGAAGCTACTGAATAACGAATTTGAATACAGAGAATGGATAGTAAAAGGCTACCTACATTTGGATGAGGAGTTTCCTTCGGTTTTCGAACCTGACGAGCTTGAAAGAGAAATTCTGCGTCAGGCACCCAAAGAATTCCCTTGCCTTGCACAAATTGTAGAAGGTGAGGGCGGTTACTCCCTGCAGTCTGTCCAATTCATATATCGATCCCAGATAGAAGAGTGGGCAAAACTGTTGGGCATCGTGAACTAAACAGAATCAGCATTTGAATGGGCTTCCTTCGGGGGGCCTTTTTATTACCGAGCCAAGGGAACCGGACCATAAGCAGTTGCTGCTATTCCTGGCTGGTGTCAATAATCGCTGATCCCGTGTAGGTAGGAGTAGAGCAGCCTTTAATCTCACCATATGAAACATCACATTCTGAATAACCCCCACCAGACCTTTTGAGAATTATTGTTCCGTCATAATGCGAAGAGCATAGGCCTATACTTCCAGCGTTGATTGCGCAAGAACGGACCTTTCCATCTGGACCCAATAGAGGGGCATCATTTGTTGAAGGGTATGGTTGACAAGTGCTGATGTTTCCTACTTCGAATCGGCAGCTCGTAATTTCTGCAGAGCTTGAAAAGCTGGCAAGAATTAAGGCAGCAAAGAGAAGCTTTCTCATGATATATCCTTATAGAAAATAGTGATATCACTATAAAACATTTTAAAGAAGCTGCCAATTTGGCGGCTTTTTCTCGTTTTAGCGGCCAGTCAATCAGCTAACCATTCCACTTTCGCAAAGTGACTGAGCCGCTAATTCCTTCTTTTATTACGACTACGCACCCAACCGGACGACCGGAGGGGGAGACTATGAAAATGGACCAAAGCTCAGGAAATATCGTCACGCAATTCTTTGCGTGGTTCGCTGCGATAGCGGCCGCCTGCGGTTTCACCACTCAAGACATGGTTTACATGCTGTTTGGCCTCATCGGCGTTCTCATTTCCTTTGCGTCGTATGTCAGTGGTCGCCTCGATGCCCGCAAGGCACGAAAGGAAAATGAAAAACGCACCAAGATCGTCAGCGACTATCTTGACGATGCTCGCGCCAAACCTGCTCACGAAAAGCCAGCAGCCGCAAAGGTGATCAGCGAAGCGCTTTCGAAAGCGGAAGGCTAATATGGCAAATATTAAAACCAAACTCAGTGCGACAATGCTGGCGCTGATAGCTGCTGGCGCTTCAGCACCGGTAATGATGGCTCAGTTTCAAAGTGAAAAAGAAGGCACCAGCCTTACTGCTTATGCAGATCGCGGCGGTGTCTGGACAATCTGCGGTGGCGTGACGTATGTGAATGGCAACCCTGTATTCAAAGGCATGAAGCTGACCCGGTCACAGTGCAATGTCATCGACAAAGCCGAGCAAGCTAAAGCGCTGGCGTGGGTTGATAAAAACATTCATATCCCGCTGACCGAGCCCCAGAAAGTCGGTATTGCGTCGTTTTGTCCGTGGAACATCGGCCCTGGCAAATGCTTCCCTTCAACGTTCTACCGAAAAATTAACGCTGGTGACCGCCTTGGTGCATGCGCAGAGATTAAACGCTGGATCTGGGACGGTCGGAAAGATTGCCGAATTCGGGCGAACAACTGCGCCGGACAGGTCATTAGGCGTGATCAGGAAAGCGAGCTGACGTGCTGGGGGCTGGATGAATAACAATTTATCGATCGTGATGGCCTTCGTGGCTGGTATTGCTCTCACTTGGTGGGTTGAAGGGCTACGCTGGGATGCTGATGTTTCCAGACTGAACGAAGCCCACACCGCAGAGCTGAAGAAACAAAGCGATCAGGCCGTGATTGACCTGACCAACCAGAAGAAGCGCACCGAAGGGGCCCTGATAGCATTTCAGGCGCTGGATGCGAAGCACACGAAGGAAATGACAGATGAACTGGCTAAGAATGAGAAGTTGCGTGCTGATATTGCTGCTGGTACTCGCCGGGTGCGAATCGCCGCAGCAAACCTTGCCACCTGCCAACTCGTCGGGAACAGCACTTCCGGCACCAGCAGCCTGGGCGATACAGTACAAATCGACCTCACTCCTACAGGTGGACAAACTGTTCTCGATCTCAGAGCAAGCATTATCAAAGACAACGAAGTAATAGAGTATCTTCAAGGCTACATCGAGTATTTAGCCAAACAAAGTACACCTTAA